ATTTCGTATCTGATTTGCTAAAAAGAACATATGAAACAGGAATTCTTGCAAGTAAAGTTAAGAAAATCCCTATTTCAACAAATGCTAACTCATTAAAGATTAATGCAATTGATGAAGATTCAAGAGCAAATGGATCTCGTTGGGGTGGAGTTCAAACTTATTGGGAAGGTGAAGCAGATCAACTTGCAGGTTCTAAACCAAAATTTAGAATTTTAGAGTTATCACTTAAAAAACTAACAGGCTTATGTTATGCAACTGATGAGTTATTACAAGATGCTGCTGCACTTGAATCAGTTATTAAACAAGCTTTCACTGAAGAGTTCGGTTTTAAGATTGATGATGCCATTGTTGCTGGAAATGGATCTGGGGAGCCACTAGGTATTTTGAGTAGTGGAGCATTAGTAACAGTTGCAAAAGAAACAAGCCAAACTGAAATCTTAAAAGTTGAAAATCTAGTTAAGATTTGGAATCGCTTATGGTCACGTTCAAGAGCAAATGCAGTTTGGTATATCAATCAAGAACTAGAACCATATTTGTACACTTTAAAAATTGGAGACACCCCAGTGTATGTTCCAGCAGGTGGATTATCAGAAAAGCCATATGGTACTCTATTTGGAAGACCTGTAATTCCACTAGAACAATGTAGTGCAGCAGGCGATGTTGGAGACATCATTCTAGCTGATATTAGTCAATATCTTTTAATTGATAAAGGTGGAATTAAAGCCGCAAGTTCAGTACATGTAAGATTCTTATATGATGAAAATGTCTTTAGATTTATCTATCGTGTTGATGGTCAACCAATTTGGAATAAACCACTAACTCCATTTAAAGGTTCTGCAACTGTATCACCATTTGTTACTCTTGCAAAGAGAAGTTCATAGGAGGATTAAATTATGTCAAACAAATCATTATTGAAATATCATATTTTAGCAGAAGCAGGTGCTATCTTTGGCACCGCAATTACATCAACTTATATTGAACTTAAAAATTATCAGTCAGTAGACTTCATTGTTGCTACTGGAATTGGCACCGCTGCGGATACGACCTTAAAGATTAAAGCAAAACTTGGTACCTCTGGAACTGCAGCAGCAATTTCGTTTAAGGAAAAACTAGGACCAACTAACTACTCTTACATTGCGTCAACAGGTAAAACTTTCTCAATTGGTGGAACTGAAGGAGAGTGTGGGTATATTGTCGTTACTGTTGCCGCTGATGATTTAAAAGGGTTATATGATAGAGTTGCAATAGACTTAACTGCAGTAGCCAATTCAACAGTTCCAGGTGCTATCATAGCTATAACTTACGATCCAAGATATTCTGAATAGAAGGAGGTGAGTGCATTGTTAACATTACAGGAAGTGAAAAATTTCTTAAGAATTGATTGTGATGAAGATGATGCACTCTTATCTTCCTTAATTATCACATCAAGAATTCTTGTTGAAGACATCATTAGGTCACCGATTATTGAAATAGAAACCTTGCCAGAACCAATAAAACAAGCAATGCTCATACTAATTGCCACTCTTTATGAAGAACGGCAAGTATTTAACAATCAAAAAGAAGGGTTAAACATCATTGATACTCTTGATTTGGTGAGAAAAATGTTATTTGCTTACCGAATGGAGAAGTTTTAATGGATATTGGAAAATTGAATAGGAGAGTAGAAATACTAACCTATGAAGTGACACGAGATGATTTTGGTGGTGAGGATGGAGTGTGGGTCCCAACAAAATATTTATGGGCCAATATTGATTCAAGTAATGGAACTGAATTCTATAGCAATCAAAAGATCAATGCGGAATCAACAACTATTATCACTATCAGGTATAACACTAAAATCGATGTCATGAATAGAATTAAATATCTGGATAAGATTTATGAAATTATTGGAATCATTGATGAGGGTACAAAACACAAAGTAATGAGGCTTAATTGTAAGGAGTTAGTATCTGATGGGTTACAGCGCAAAACAGAGGAGAGTTAGAGTCACAGTTCAAGGATCTGAGAAATTAGTTAAAACACTAAAAAGCATGGATGAAGAAGCTGCTGATGTGCTTGAGAAAGGTGCAAAAGCAGGGGGAAAAATTGCATTAAGTTATGCAAAAAATCATTGTCCAGTTGATACAGGAAATTTGAGAAATAGTCTAAAACTGTCAGATGATAAAAAGACGAAGAAAAAAGCAACTGTAAAAGTCGATTATGACAAAACCATTAAATATGGAGCTTTTGTTGAACTGGGAACAAGAGGAAGACAACCTAACCCTTTTCTTAGAAATGCGGTTGATAAAAATCAAAAAGAGATTAATGAGGAAATCGTATCAACCATATCAAAAGCATTAGGAGGAAAGATGTGATAGATATTTGCCAAGCAGTTTATAAGTACCTAATTAGTAAAACTGACATCACAAATATTGTAGGGTACAGGATTTATCCTACAATTTTGCCACAAAACTGTATCTATCCTGCAATAGTATATTCACCCATTATTGCAAATTATGACTCCGCTTTAGAAGGAGATACTGGATTTGTAAGGCAAACAATACAAATTGTGTGTCATGATGTAACCTTTAAGAAAGCAAGAGAACTATCTAGGATAGTTAAAAATCATATTCAAGATTTTCATGGGAACATGGAAGGCCTCATTATTGAGGCTGTTTTTATTAAATCAGACTTTGAAATGAATGGAAATACAACAGTAAGATTTGAAACTGATGAATTCATGACATGTTTAGAGTTTGAATTTTATTATAATGAAAAATAACCATAGGAGGAATAAAAATGGCGATAGCTGGTAAGAACGGAAAAGTAATTATTGGAGAAGGAATATCAAAAGTTGTAGGGATTAAAAGTTGGTCTTTAGAATTGTCTTTAGACACTTTGGAAGTAACAACTCTTGGTGATGATTGGAAAAACTATATCGCAGGACTAAAAGAATGGAGTGCATCAAGCGAAGGAGACTATGAAGTAACAACGGATACTGCTGGTCAAGATGCTCTGCAAGCTGCGTATCTATCTGGAACAACAGTCGTGGTAAAGCTCTATGTAGATAGTGCTAATTACTATACTGGTTCTGCGTATATAAACAGTCTTTCAATTGAAGATCCTGTAGATGATGTTGTAACCATATCCATTGAGTTTACTGGAAATGGTGCTCTAACTTTTGAAACATCAGGAACTTAGGAGGAAAGCAAATGAAACAAGGAATTACAATTGTTCTTGATAAGCCAAGAACATTGAGGTATGGAATTAATGCACTTGCGAAAATTGAAGATGTTACTGGTAAACCATTAATGCAACTCGATCTAGCAAGTGTTGGCATAAAAGATTTAC